GTCGGTATGTGTCTGAAGGATTTCTGCCGTCTCACTCCATCAGAGTTTACAGCTGTCTTTGAGGCTTGGCAGCAAAAAGAAACGTATGCGGAACGCAGACAGTGGGAACAAGTACGCTTCCTGTCTTGTAGCATATTGAAGCCTTACAGTAAAAGAAGTTTAGAATTGACTGACATATGCCGGTTCTCCTGGGATGCGCAACCTGTAAAGGAAGCGGAGGAAGAACCCAGTACACAGGAAAGATTCGATGAAATCAGGACTCTGTGGAATGGGGCTTGAGGTTTGGCTTTTCCTCTTCCAGTTCGTGGATGAGTTCATCAATATCCTTCCCAGTAATAGTGGAGTCGTCTTTTTTGAAGAGTCCATAGAGACCGATAATGATGAATAATACTATAAAGAAACCTCCAATAGTCATAACTGTTTGATTTTTACCTCACAAATATATGGAAAAAGTTTCATTTGACATCATACTTAACCTGAAAAATAATATTTCGGGAGCGTTGGATAACGTCAGGAAGCAATTTGACGCCATAGACCAGGCGGCGGTTCAGGCATCTTCCAGTACCAACCGCTTTGGAAATATTTGCGGCAGATTGAAGATGCCCGACTTGAATGCATTTCTGGGAGTCGCTGAACGGTTGGGCGGTGTGCTGGGTAATTTGTCTCAGGGAGGAATGAACTTTGGACAATCCATGGCGGACCTTAGTTCTATTACCGGTATTGCGGGTGACGATCTGAAAGCTCTTGGTGAGAATGCACGTAAGGTAGGCCAGGACTCCGGCTTGGGGGCCGGCACGGCA